TACAAGGCCGCTAGAGCGTAAATGGATACCAGTTGTTAGAGCTCGTAAAGAGAAGAAAAATACTAAAGCAGAAGCAATGATACCAGGTAGACCTAGGACGCGAGCTACGCATGATGCCCATAGTTATTTGTATCCGTTTTATTCAACAGCGGATTCAACAGTTTCATTGGGTAATGTTGTAGCGGCATCAGGTCGATTGTGGTTTCCAAATCACTTAAAGGATCCATATTTTGTTTGTTGGACGGAAATACAAGGAAAACGAGTAAAGTTAGAAGCGTCTCGTTGTTCGCCGAGTGATATTTCATTGACACCTCAAGGATTTGTTATGGCGAACCCTATTCCTTCCCCTTTTTGCACAACTATCCCACAAGGTAAGTTAGCAAAAAATTCGGCTGTAACAGGGGACCAGATCACGTTGGTTACATCTAATAATGGAGTTAATTATATTTCTCAGGGTACGTGTTTAGATGGTGAATTGTTGACAACGGATTGTTCGTCGATGTCCGGAGATTGTGTTGCCCCTTATATTAATGATCAAGGAAAAATCGTTGGATTTCATATGTGGGGTCATAATGGGTATGGTACGGCTAATGGTGGTGGTTTTCCAGGTAAAGATTTGATGCATTAAATGAAGTTGTTCGTCCTACGCGGGCGGAAACCGAATCTTTAAACCAGGAGGGGCAGTAGGCCTTTCGCTACCGCCATATCCAAGTGAATACGAGAGGTTGATGGTCGCCAAGATTGGCACTTTTTCCAGGTTGGCCGTCGACCTCCGCGATGATTTCAAATTATTAGGTCGACTTCGTAAAGGTACTAAATATAGGACTAAGCAACGAATAGACTTTGATTTCTTGAAGTTAATGCAAAAATATGGTTATACGACAGGCGAGTATGGTTATGCTTTGGGTAGCTATCAAACAAGTTTTAATGCTATTAAGAAGTATAAGACAAAAAACCCGCCGTATGATCTAGATACTTTTGCGCGTGCACGTTGGATGTTGGCGCAGTCGTATGCAGTGGTAGCTCCAGCTCGATTAGTGGCAGATTATTTTGAGTGGTTGGAGCTATCAACATCACCAGGTTATCCATGGAATTTAATTTATCGTAATAAGCGTGAAGCGTTGAAAGATCATAAAATTTTACTTTATTGTGCTAAACGTGTTGAAGAGGCTCAATATCCTCATGGTATATGGCAAAACACGTGTAAAACGGAGCCAAAGAAGTGGAAGAAGATAGAGCAACATGAATCGCGAGTAATAACAGCAGCGCCGATTGAAGTTCAGTGTGAAGCTATTTATTTATTTGCAGATATGGATGAAAATATCCATGAAGCAGGTCGTCAATTTCGAATTTGTTCGACAGTAGGGACCAGTCATTTCTACTTGGGGTTTCACGATTTGTACCGTCGTATGGTAAGATCGGGTAGAAACCCGTTGGGACTTGCATTGGATTATACGGGTTTTGACGGAAGTGTGACCCGAGCTGAATTTGAAATGGTGCGCGACTTACGATTTAGTATGTATCGATCAGAACTCCAGACTGAGGCTTTGTATAAGCGTTTGGTAAATTACTATAATGAGATGATTTATACGCGAATTATAATGGAGACGGGTGATGTTATACAAAAGGAAGGAGGTCAACCCTCTGGTCAGTTGAACACGTTAACAGATAATTCTATGATAAATGAGTTTAGATGGTATTATATTTGGTGTAGTTTAGTGCCAGATGAGCACAAGGATTTGAAGTCGTTTCGAAGTTTTTGTGAATTAATAGTGTGCGGTGATGATTCGCTTATTTCAGTTGCGCAGCAGGCTCAGGCTTGGTTGCGACCTCAACTAATAAGTGAAATTTCGACGCGCATGGGTTGGTTTTTTAAGTTCGAGACGGCAGAATATACGCCAATTCATAAGTTAACGTATTGTTCTAAGTATTTTGTTTGGTACCATGGGTACGTAGTTTCTGCACCTTCTAATGTTTTTAAGCAGATGGCATCAGTACTTTATGGTTCTAAGGCAAAAAAAGATGTAGCACGTGAAAAACTTGCACGAGCTTTGGGTATACGACAAGAAGCGTATTTTTTACCGAAGTTTCGGGCATTGATAGAAGAACATATTTGTGTTTTGTTTGATAAGTATGATTTTGAGTTGCGTAGAAAAGCTACGCAAGATATGCCAGAGTATGAAGATTTGTTGTCAATGAAGCGTGACTGGTATATGGTAATACAATTGTATGTAGGATTTTTAGGGGTTGATGATCGGAAGTGGCATCCAGCACTTCGAGGTAATGTGCCTGAATTCACTAACGATCATGTTAAAGACTTAGTTTAATAGGTTTTTAATACTATTTTTCCTATTTAAAATACAACAAATGCGGTTTTTTGTATTTTGTCCGCATAAATGAAGAAATTTTGGGACGATTACGTAGATAGGTCAGAAGCAATAGCTCATGGAATTCGCGGTAAGGATTACAATGAATTTCAGAATATGGCTTCGCATGCGTTAGCGTATGGCATCTCTTTACCAGCTAAGGGTTTTGATTATTTGCTGGATAAGTATGTGGCTAAGAAGGAGCCCAAACGAGGAGCTGCAGTTCCTTCTCCCTCGATAAAAGAGAACTTTGAGCCAATGCCGAAAGGTAAAAAAGGCAAAAATATTAAAAAAGAAATTAAGCAAGAAGTTAAGAAAGATCTTGCGAAGCTAACTGGGATGAAAGCTGTCAGAATGCGACAGTTTATGAATCGGCCAGCTAAATTTCGTATACCGCAATTTTCTAGGCCACCGCGTAATTTTGGTACTCGAAGAACGCGTGAAAAGTATTTTAAAGCACCGGTCGCAGTTGGTCGTTCTGGTCAGACAGGTGCGCGAGTTATATTTTTACCATCTAAAAAGCCAGGTTGTATTAAGATGAAAACCGAGATTTGGATGGCGAATGTTGGTATTTATAGTGCACCGTCTAGTGGGCCAGTATTCCCAGTTTTTGATCATCAAGGAGTGGCGAATTCAAATTTTATGGACCAGAATTTATATTTATGTCCTCAAAATATTTGGGTTTTTCCCTCGATGATTCAAACTTTAACGAAAATGTTTGAGCGATTTCGTATTAAGTGTAGGTTGCATTACAAGTCCTTTTCAAGTACTGCTACAAATGGTAGTATTAAGTTTGCATACGTGGATGACCCAGGGTCATTATATGCATCGTTAGGTAAAGCTGGTATATATCCTGCTAATGGAACTTCAGGAGTTGTGTATCCAGGAATTTTAACCAATATGGCTAAAGTAGCAGAAGGTAATTTGTGGAAGGACTTTTCTACGCACTGGAATTGGTGGCAAAAAGGTCAAGATATGTGTTATGTATCAGCCAATTCTTATAGCGGACAAATAGACGCAGGTTTATTAGAGTGGAATGATTTGCGGGAGTCATGTCAAGGTTTGTGGGTCATTTATGGACAAGGTTTTACTCCAGACACAACTCCTTACCAGGCGTATGGAGAAGTGTGGATGGAGATGATTATTGAGTTATGTGAAATGATGCCACAAATTATGTCCGCAACAGATCCAGCCACTTCTAAGCATTTTTGTAAAGAGTGTCAATCATTTGTTCGCCCAGTGCGAGAGAAGAAGGAAAGTAAGTCTGAAAAGTTTAAAGATGAGAAGCAAAAGGAGGAAGTTCAAGAGGTGAAAGATCAAATTGCCAGTTTAAGAGCATTTGTAAAAGAGCATTATGAGTATGATGGCTTAGCACCTCCTGCGTTGCGCCGGGAAGTCCCTAGTGACTACTTGGCGCGTTTCCCACGAAGAGTGACAGATGAACAAAAAGCTCAAACGCGTAGTTCTAGCCGCGAAAAAGTTAGACGTGAAGAAAGAGAGTTAGACCGCTCGGTTTTGGATAGTGATTTGCATTTAAAGACGAGCGGATGAGAGTAGCTAACCGGACTAAAGGGCTACCGAAGCGAAAGCAACGGGTAAGTGACTTTTTAGTTAACCTTAGTACGCCGGGTATCACTAGTGACTGGTTAAAACTTCCAATCAGTAGTGAATCTAATAGAGGATTCCCATTGCGAGGTAAATCTAGAAGATTAAAGCTGCGATTGAGGAGTGAACTAGTGAAGCTAGTGAGCG